AACCGGCGGGCGATTTCCCCTGCGTGTCGCTGCTTGCGGCCATGGAAAAGATCGGCGCATGGTGTGGTCTATGTCGTCAAACGGCCGCACACGGGTCGAACATGTTAGCGAACAGGAGTCGCCGTTCTACACGGTCGCCGAGGTCGCCCGCAGGCATCACCAGTCCAAGACCACCGTCCTGCGTAAATGTCACGCCGGTGACTACCCGGGCGCTTTCAAGCCCGGCCCCCGGTCCTGGCTGATCCCCCGTGAGAGTGTCCGGTGATGTCGCCGCCATGACAAATGAGAAAGGCCGCCGAGGTGACGGCGGCCATTCCATACAAGCAGCAGCAGCTTACAGCGAGCCACCGACAACCGCGAGACCGTTCAACAAGATCGCCTACTTTGAATGCCTGAGGGGCGTGGACTTCGGTCGCAACGTCGGCGCCCTCCACGTGCTCGCGGTGCTCTACTCCTACAGCGACGCATACGGCGGCAGCATCCGCCCGGGCGTCAACCGTCTGGCCGCCGACTGCTGCATGGCCGAGAGCACCGTACGTGCGCATCTGAAACTCCTCACCGAGCGTGGATTCATCCGGCGGGAATATCGAGGTGGCCGCAGCGGCGGCGGGCGGACACGGGCCTCCGGCTACCGGCTTGCAATCCCCTCAACCGCCGAGCCACCGGCGCCGGTGGAACGATTCTCAACCGCCGGTGGAACGATCTCAACCGCCGGTGGAACACCCTCTCAACCGCCGGTGGACCGGCCCCCATCAAGTCATAGATCAAATCAGGTACCAACAAGTCAGAGAGATCAAGTGCGCGCGCGCGCACGAAGCGACCGTCCCAACGAACTCACCACACGCAACGGGGACTCTCCCCATCTCCGGTCCACCGCCGCCTCAATGCTCGACATCGGGTGCAGCGAACCACTTACTCCCAGCGAACGCGCGAACGTCATCAACGTGATCGTCGCCGACGGTCTGCGCTGGGGATCTGACTACGACCACACCGAGCTAGTCAAGGACATCGTGTGGTCCTGGCGCGAATCGCGACAGACAGTCGACGTGCTGCGGTTGCAACTTAAGCGCTGCCGAGGAGGCGATCAGTGAGGTGCGTACTGTGCTCCGGGCACCTCGACCTGTCGAATGCGAGCGGGATTTGCCTGGAATGCAGATCGATCGTCCACAACCTGCTCGACGTCACCATCGAGGAGCGTTGGCGTGACGCCAGCATCGACGGGGTGATCGTGTCCGACCGGGGCCGGGTCGCGAAACTGCTGAACGTCGACTACAGCCACCGCTACCCGCGGGTGTCGATCAACAGCCGGAAACGCTACGTGCACGATCTGGTCGCCGCCGTGTGGCACGGACCCCGCCCGGTCGGCGCGCTGGTGCTGCACCACGACGACGACCCGCTTCGTCCGCACGCCGCGAACTTGCGGTACGGCTCGCACCGACAGAACGCCGCCGACCGGCGGCGCAATCGCCGAAAGGAACACCGATGAAACTTGTGGTGCAGCTGGCCGCCGGCCGCGGCGAGCTTGATGTGGTCGCTGACTCAGTGACTGTCGAGTCGGGCGCGCTACTGGCGTGCCGCGACGGTGAGCCGGTTTTGATTTTGGCGGCCAAAACTTGGGTTGTTGTCCACCCGGCCGGGCAGGGTCCGAAGCGGGTGTCCCCACCGCCGCCGACGCGACAGACCGAGCAGGAGGAGCCTCGGCTGCTCGCGCAGGCGCAGGACATCCCGGACGCGGTGCGTCGCGGCGGGTAACACGGCGCGCTCGGCGCGATGATGGCCGTGTGCGCAAGCTGCGCTGCGTCCACAACCACGCCCTGACGCCGGGTAACACGCGAATCGACCGGCGCGGGCATCGGGCGTGCATTGCGTGCGAGCGTTCGCGGCAGCGCCAGTGCCGGGCACGTCGACGCGCCCGCGCCAAGCCTGTTGAACAGCGACAACGTCACGGCTCCCGGCCGGCGAAGCCGGTGGCGGCGGTGATGTGTGATTCGGGCTATTCCCACGCCTCGCATGTGATGGTGTGGCGGTTCGGGTCCGTCGCGGCGGCGCTGGAGTTCGCGGAGCGGCGGCCGTGCGACAGTCCGCACTGTGCCGGGCTGCACATCCTGACGTGGCGGCGGGGCAGCGGCGAGCTCGGCGGGGTCCGGATTTTCGGCCAACCCGCGCCGCCGCCGTTGGCTGAGGAGCTCAACCAGCTGTACCCGCGCTCGGGTCCTGAGCCCGTGGCGTGGGCGGCGCCCTCCGTGTTGAATCGGCCGCTGCCGCCGCCGCGCGGAGTCCACTGACGGGTGAACTTGAACACGCCGTCTCGTCATTGCCGCTGACCACGGAAAACCGGCAGTAACGTCGAGCGCGATCGGTGATAGATCGGATGTAGCTGGGCGAGGCCGCTAGATCGGCCCCCCACACAAGGCTCGCCGCGGTAGCCGGTCACGTAGCCGGTCACGCGGGGGACGCCCTAAAGCTCCGGCACACAGGGCGCGTCCAGGGACGGGACGTCCCAACAAAACCTGTCCCTGAACGCTGCGCCGGAAAACCGCTTACGTCTGGTCATGGCCGTGACCGGTTTTCCGGCCGCCCGCCCTTGAAAGAAGCACCCCCGATGACGACCAGCGTCCTCGACACCAGTCCCCTTGAGGCGCGCAAGCAACAACTCCGCGCCGCCGCCGAACAGATCCTCTACTCCGCCCAAGCGCAAGGCAGACAGCACCTCAACCAGGGCGAGCAAGCGCGCTACAACCTCATGGTCAGCGAGCTGTCGGGCCTGACCGAAGACCTCGAACGCCGCTCGGCGATCAACCAGAACGTCGGCGCCCTCAGCAGCCGCCTGCAGGGCGGCGCGTACGTCACGACCGACGACCGGAACTTGACCTACCGGCGCGGCGACCGCCGCACCAGCTGGATTCGCGATTTGGTGCTTTCTCAGAGCGGCTACGACGACACCGGGGAATGCCGACGCCGCCTCGACGCACACGGCCGCGAAGTCGCCCAGGATCCGGCCTACACCGAGTACCGCGACCTGTCCCGCACAGACGGCCAAGGCGGGTTTGCTGTACCCCCCGCCTGGCTGATGGACCAGTACATCGAGCTCGCTCGCCCGGGCAGGCCGTTCGCTGACTTGATCCAATCCCGACCGCTGCCGGGGGGCACGGATTCGATCAACATCCCGAAGGTGCTCACCGGAACCGCCGTGGGCGTACAGGTTGCCGACAACACGGAGATTGTGGACGTCGACCTGACCGACACCTACATCAGCGCGCCGGTGAGAACAATTGCTGGCGCTCAAAGCGTTGCGCTCCAACTCATCGACCAGAGTCCAATTTCCTTCGACGATGTCGTATTTTCTGATCTTGTTTCGGCGCACGCCGCGGTCACCGACGTCCAGCTACTGGCGGGAACAGGCGCCAGCGGACAGGTGCTCGGCATCAGTAACACGCCGGGCATCAGCACGGTAACGGTCGCCTCCCAAGATATCCAAGGCTTCTACAAGGCTGTAGCAAACGCGGTTCAGCTGGTGCATACGACTCGATTTCTTCCACCTACGGCGCTGATTTGCCATCCGCGCAGGTGGGGGTGGCTTTTGAGTCTCCTCGACACAACGAACCGGCCGCTGGTGATTCCGTCAGCAAACGGCCCGATGAACGTTGCGGGCCTGCAGCAAGGCGTCGTCTCCCAGGGTGCCGTCGGCCAGATGGCAGGCGTCCAGGTCTACGTCGACCCCAACATTCCCACCAACAGCGGATACGGCGCGAATCAGGATTACGCATATTTGGTCCGCGCCGAGGACATCGTTTTGTGGGAAAGCGGGATACGCGCGAGGGTCTTGCCGGAGCCGAAATCCTCGACGCTCACCGTCGTCCTACAGGTGTACTCATACCTGGCGGCGTCGGCGGGCAGATATCCACAGTCGATTGTGCAGCTGGTCGGCATGACGCCCCCATCCTTTTAGCGAGCCGATGTGGTGACGGGGCGGTGACATCGTGACGGCCGCGTTCGGGGCGGCTGCTGGCGCTGAGGGTGTGTCGTGGTTGGACGTCGCCGCGTCCGGTGCCGGCATCTCCGAGTCGATGAAAGGCATCGGCACCGCCGCGGCGCAAGGCTTCGCGTCGTCGTTCAACGACCAGATCCGCAACGTGCATTTCGCGATCCCCGGCACCGGTTTCGCCGCCGATATGGCGACGCTGGGGTTTGAGACCGGGCAGGCGTTCACCAACCAGTTCTCCCGGGTGCTGGCGGGGTCGATGCCCGACCCGAAGGTGTTGTTCGACACGTTCCAAAAGGACTTGAACAGCGTGTTGGACGACACCATCGGCCGGGTGCCGCTGGTCGGCACAGCGTTCAAAGCGGCGTGGTCGACGTTTGAGCCGATCGCCGGTGACTTCATCGACCTGAGCTTGCAGATGGGTGAGGCGCTCGAGCAGGTGGGTGCGCAGTGGACGGGTTTCGCGCGGACGTTCGCGGCGACCAACCTGGACATGGGTCAGATCGAGCGGCTGCTGAACGTGACGCAGCAAGTCGCCGAAACCGGGTCGGTGTCGAACCTGAACGATGTCGCCGACAGTATCGGGCTGATCAACACCCGCATCGCCGGGTTGAACAATCAGC